AACAAGTGATGTATAGTGAATTATCCTGGTTGTCTTTGACAGCCTCGCAAAAGGAGGCACTTGACATGATCCAGCATAAAGTGGCGAGAATCCTCAATGGTAATGCAAATCATCAAGACCACTGGGTAGATATTGCAGGGTATGCTGAACTTGAACACCAAATCTTAAAACGGGAGCAGACAATATGACCCCTGAACAGGCAAAGAACATTGCAGATCGTGCTGAGGTCCAGCGCATACTGGAACGGTATCGTGGTAAGTACGGTCGTACACTTACTGTAAACCTAAGTCGTACGATTAACATGGGCAACTACAACAGCTTGAAGGTTGAAGCCGGACTATCACAAGAGATATCGTATGACGCGAATCAAGATCAAGAATTCAAGACTTTGTGGAATGCTGTGAACAAAGAAATCAAACGTGCCATTGATGCATTTGATAAGTCAAAGCCACCAAAATAAGGAGACTGAGTAATGGAATATGAGTTGACAGATGAAGAGCTTGAAGAATTACTGGACGCATGTAAACCTGTTCCGTATCTTATAATTGGCGGTGTAGAACCTCGGTCACCTCAGGAAAATGCTAATGCAGCATGGCGAAGGCTTGGTGAAAAAAGAGGATTTAAGTTTATGACTGTAATACCTAGACCTGAAAAAGGGGACAAGTTTTTCAGAGCAGAACCTTTGGAGGATTAATTATGACTGAACTTCTCTTCCTCGACTTCGAGACATACTCAGCTGTAGATATTAAAATGGCAGGCGGGAAAGCCTATGCAGAAGATGATTCAACACAGGTCATTTGTCTTGGATGGGCTTTCAATCAAGAAGAACCCACTCTCTGGACAGTCGCGTCAGGACTATTACCTGAGAGAGTCGTTAGTCATGTAGAAGAAGGCGGTAAATGTGTGGCCTTTAATGCAGTATTTGACTGGCGTATATGGAATAAGGTAGGTGGACGTGATTTCTATTGGCCAATTCTTAAGATTACACAGATGTCTGATGCACAGGCCCTTTGCGCAGCCTATCAATTACCCCAAAGTCTGGCGGGAGCAGGAGAAGCTTTGGAGATCTCAATGCCGAAGGATACTGCGGGGAAAGGGTATATCAAAACATGCTGTGTACCAAACAAACAAGGCGAACAACCATTTCCGACGGGCGCGAATACAGCATCATTTCAGGGCTTATTCCGCTACTGCCTACGTGACATTGTTGCGATGCAGCAAATCGTCTACAAACTGCCGCGTCAGGAACTCATTCCACAGGAACAAGAGATCTGGTTGCTCACTGTAGCAATGAATGAACTCGGGTTACCTGTCGACATCACCTCAGTTATCAACATCTACGAATATCTCAGAAAGTATATTGAAAAAACTGTAGTTGCACTTCCACTGTTAACAAATGGTGTAGTCACAACACCTGGTCAGATTGCTCGTATACTTAAATGGTGTGCGGCACAAAGTTTCTTCTTACCAAACCTTCAAGCTGAAACAGTGGAACTCGCGATCGCAAAAACCAGCACACCCGCGAAGGTACGTCGTATACTTGAACTACGACAAGAACTTGGTAGGTCATCTACTGCAAAGTACAAGAAGATCACAGAACAAGCAGTATTTGACAAGAACGGTCAAGCCTGGGTATATGACAACATTCGGTATCATGGTGCTGGTACAGGTCGATGGACAGGTCAAGGTTTTCAGATGCATAATCTGCCACGTGCTTCAGTTACCAGTATTGAAGATTGGGCAGATAAAGCAGGAGTAACCGTAAAGGAACTAAAAGAAAATGAAGAACTCTGGTTTGAAAAACTGGGTGTCACAAAACAAGATGCTATTGATCCTGATTATTGGATATCCCGTTTTAATATGGGTTTTGATATACCTGATCCTGTTGGGATTGCAAAAGCTCTCATAAGGCCAATGATCACTGCTCCTCCAGGATACACAATTGCAGTTGCAGACTATTCATCGATTGAGAATCGTATTTTAGCTTGGGCCGCAGATGACACTCAAACTCTGGAGGACTTTAATCATGGTCTTGATCAATATGTCACAATGGCTGCGGCAAGATTTGGAGTGCCTTATGCTGAAATTACAGCAGAGCAAAGACGGGTCGGCAAAGTTATTATCCTTGGATGTGGATTTGGAATGGGTGGAAAGAAGTTTAAAACCACCGCCGCAGTCCAAGCCGGGTTGGACTTATCAGATGAGGAGTCTAAAGCTTCGGTGGACGCTTACCGAAATCGATACCCTCTTGTTAAATCCCTCTGGGCACATCTCCGAAATGCTGCTGCTGAGGCTGTCATCAGTGGAAGCAGACGGCGGTATAAAAACACTACGTTTGGTGTGTTCAGTCGAAATGGAGTTAACTGGCTTGCCTTACAGTTACCGACAGGAAAGTCTTTATACTACATGAACCCAACGATTAAAGATGAATTTATTCCTGATTACGAGTATATGGGATCAGTCGCTACAATCACGCATAGCGGTATAAACCCGTATACGAAGAAATGGTCACGGTTAAAACTCATCCCAGGTCGTATCACAGAGAATCTCGTGCAAGGTACGGCCAGAGAGGTTATGGCATATGGTATGCTCAATGTACAGAAGTTTATGCCGCACCTCAAGATTATCGGAAGTGTACATGACGAAGCTTTAGCCTTAGTTAAAGAAGAGGATGCCACTCCTGATACCATGGTTGAGTTTACACATCGTCTATGTGATGTCAACTTTCTCCCTGGTTGTCCAATCAAAGCTGTTGGTTTCTTTACCCGGCGATACAAGAAAGGATGAGAGTATGAATGAACTTTATTGGTTAAATGAAGTATGCGAAGATTGTGGTTTAACACAAGGAAGTCATTGTGGTGAAGGATACTATAGCAAACATTATAAGATGTATATTCCTAAAGACTATTGCCCCGGTCATGCTGGAAGAATGGATTGGGATAATGGTCCAGGAACTGTTTTTAAACCAACTGGAATCTATGGACAACATATCTATGGATCACCAGCTCGTAAGAAAGGATAGGACTATGCAATATGTGCGTATTATTTATTGGGGCATTATGGGAGGTCTTATAATCTGGCTAATTTATACCGCAGTACAGTATCTACAAGGTAAATAATTATGACAAAACGAAAGTTAAACCCAAAGCGACAGATGTCAGCTAAACGGGCACAACGTGAGTTAGAGAAAATAGCAGCAGGTGCGCCATACAGTATAGGTGTAGTTATACATTTTAATCCTCCAAGTATAGTTTACTCAGCTTACATAAATAGACCGCTGTCTAAGTATCCTATAACATTTTATACTACTGTAAACTGGGAGACTGTAATTAAGTACTTTAAGGAGCCAGTATGACACAATTCTTTTTGGACAAAGTTTCTCCATTCGAAGTTAACCAATGGGCCGATATGGAGCGCCGGTATAGTAATTGGCTCAAAGTGTCAAGTATCTGTTACAGTATCACAGATGTCGCACATTTAACTCGTATGTTACAACTCGAACTCATGGGCAAGAGGCGACAAATCATTCTTGATCGGGTATACTCAAGACTTTCAGCTTTACGTGCACAACGAGAATACCCGATCTTTTTTAAACAATTTGATAAACCTGTGGAGTGGACTGGTGAAGAACAAGCCAAGTATAACCGGTTACTTATTAGTTGGGATCATACTGTCGGGTATGTTGACCGTTTGGATCTTAATCCGTTACCTGAGTTACTGAGACTTATGCACTTTGAGTATGGGTCAAAGAGACGACGGTATTTATTACACAGGTTATTCACTAAGTTTCAAACGGTACGTCGTAAAATGGAGAAAAGGGACATGATGCGATGGCGATTAAAGCGAGGACCTAATGGAATCTGAAAAATCCACAGAAAGATACTTATATGACCAAGTACGGAGTCTCGGTGGAGAAGCGTATAAGTTTGTGAGTCCTATGAGACGTTTTACGCTTGATCGATTATGTGTTCTACCGCAACGTAAAGTATGGTTTGTTGAGGTGAAAAGTGAGAACGAAGAACCAAACGAGGGTCAGTGGCGTGAAATACACAGACTTATAGCAAAGGGTCATAAAGCTACATGGGCAAAAACAAAAGCTGAAGTAGACGCAATAATTAACCTTATGAAAAAGGATCTAGAGACATGACGGTACAACTTATGGTAAGAGCATTACGGCAAACAAGTAGTTCGTCCGATAAAATGGTACTTCTTAAACGGTATGATTCGCTTATAGTGCAAGAAGTTCTGCATTACGCATATCACCCATTTATGAAGTTCGGGTTGAAGAAACTTCCATGGACAGGTCGGGGTACTGCGACTATTGAGAAGGCGTGGCCAGCACTTAAACTGCATCTTGATGCAATGGCTAATGCACATGGTGATACCATCATTAAGAATGACACAGCAAAGTTAGTCCTTATGCTGACCAGAGAGGACGGTGAGGTCTTTAAGAACATCATTCAAAAGGACCTGCGTTGTGGTATCTCGGCGACGACCATCAACAAAGTTTACCCGGAACTTGTGCCGGTCTTCGGCATAATGAAAGCTCATGGCTTCACAGACGACAAATGGCGACCCGATCTTATGGGTGGTGTGAAATTAGAAGGTCTTCGCTGTCTGGTGCGAGATGACAAGTTGTACTCAAGTGGTGGTTTTGAGATTAAGGGTATGGGACATATCGAAGAACAGATCTGTGGTCTTGGTGACTTTGATGGTGAGATCATGGTGCCGAGTGAACACTTCCAGGATGCAAGTGGTCTGATCAGGAATAACAAAGACGTGCCATCAGCATACCTCGCGTTATTCGATTATGTTCGTGATATGAAGATGCCTTTTATAAAGAGGTATCATATACTGGAAGAGATCGCCAAAGTAGAAGGCTGGTCGATGAAGGTATCGAAACCCAGTACTATCACGTGCGTGAAGCATACAACCTTCAGCA